TTTACAAGGATGAGTTGGATAATTAAATGATAAAGTATGTAAGAAATGCCACATACTTGGTCCCCATATTCTGGTTACCATTCCATCAGAACTTGTAAAATGTTTTTTAGTAAATATATTTTTTTTAGTCTTCATATATTATACAATTTTTTTTATAAAAAGATTGTAAAGTTCAAGATAAAATACTTCATCATTTATAAAATCATATTGATTTAATATTATAATTTTATTATTTATATCTCGATAAATCATTTAAAATATAATAATTAATATGTTTATATTTTAAATCTAATATATTTATAATATATTATGGATTTTAAAAAGATGAAAGAGAATATATCAACCTATGCAACAAAAGAAACAATTATGTATTTTGGAGTTTGTATTGTATTTATAGGTGTAGCACTATTTATTTATTTCAATACAATAAAACCACAAATGGAAAATGTGTATAAAGCAAATAAAGAATTTATAAAGGATGGACAATCTGATGAAGCAACATTATATTTATTTTCGGTTGATTGGTGTCCCTATTGTAAAAAAGCCAAACCTATATGGGATAATCTTAAAAATGAAGTAGGCGATAATGTAAATGGAGTTCCAATTGTTTTCGTAGAAGTGGATTGCGAGAAAGAAAAGGAATTAGCAAATAAATATAAAATAGAAGGATATCCTACGATTAAACTCATATATAATGGTCAAATTATAGAATATGACGCAAAACCGGATGTATCTACATTAAAAGAATTTTTAAATACAAGTATTCAATAAAAATACATTTGCATCTTCTTCCCCTTCATGAATTAGTTTTCTTCTTAGTTCGCAGTCATTTAATATATCAACCCAAGACGATATTTGAACGTTACAAACAATTGTATATTTCGTATTTTTATATAAATGTCCCTCTTCTAAATTATTATGTGTTTTTTTTAAAAAAATATTCATAAAATCAAGAATATTTGTAGTTTCATTTATTTTAGGATAGTTGGGTATTGAAAAACGAATCGCCAAAATTTCTTCTTCTTTACAATTTGTATATTCCATACATTCAATTAATGGAAAATTACATATAATGCCTCCATCTAAATAACATCCCCCTTTGTAAAATATAGGCTCAAACAAAAAGGGGATACATGAGGTCATTGCCATAGCGTCCACCAATTTTAATTCTGGATGTGTTTCGTGTGATATCATTTCCTTTTTTAGATATTGTTCATTCATATTTGTAACTGTCATAAATACCTTTTTATTCGTAAATTCATATAACTCTTTTAATGTAATGTTAACACTTAAGTCTTTTGCGGATAAAAGAGGTTTTATTACTTCAATAATAACTTTTTTAGAAAATAAACCTTTTGATGTGTACAATTCAAAAACATCATCGGGTTCAAATTCAAAAACTTCTTGCCACGGTCTTTTTATTAAAAAATCATCGATATCATCCCAATTATATTCTAAAATAATACATAAAATAATAAAAATACCTATTGAACAACAAAAAAAACTTTCAATCTCTTGAAGTCTCCAAAAATTTTTCTTATGAAGTTCTTTTATAATTCCATAAGTCCGTAGACCTCTAGGTCCTCCTCCCGCTAAAACTATATGTTTAATAACCATAATTATATAATGTCGTAATTTTTAATTACTTTTTATCTTATCAACAATTATGGAAACTATATTTACTTTAAATGATGAAGATGATGATACAAAAATAAATTTAGATCAATTATATGAAAATAAACAAAAGCAAAATTTAAATACATTATCAGTATTCAATAAAATTATAAAAAGAATTCACAGTAAAATTAAGCATATTTCTAATAAAAATAACGCAGAACAATATTGTTGGTATTTAGTTCCAGAAATCATTATAGGTATACCTCGGTATAATTTAAATGAATGTACATCATTTGTTATACATAATTTACGTGACAATGGATTTAAAGTTATATATACTCATCCTAATTTATTGTTTATATCATGGAGTCATTGGGTACCAAATTATGTAAGAAATGAAATTAAGAAAAAAACTGGAGTAAAAATAGATGGTAATGGTGATACAATAGAAAATGATAAAACAAATGATGGGTTATCGTTAATTACTAAAAATGTAAAAAAAATGAAAATAAATGACAATGATAAATATAAAGATACGGATACATATAAACCTTCAGGTAAATTAATCTATAATCCTGATTCTTTTAAAAATATAGAATTAAAAATCAATAATTCTAAGGATTAATTCTAATTTATTTCCACTTATTTTCTTATTTTGTTCTTTTAATATTTCTTTTAATTCACTACATTTTTTACTTTTATACATTTGTATTTCATCTTTATATTTAACGATTGATTTTTTTATTTCTTCTTCTTTATAATGTTTTAAACATAATATACCATTATTTGTTTCGAAAGCATTTTCATTACATTTTTCACATTTTTTGAATTCCATACAATATTTTTGAGGATGATTTATTCCCCTAATTCTTTTTTTTTCTTCTATTTCAATATAAGGCATGATTGAAGTTTGAATATTTCTACAATAAGGACACATAATTTCATCAATATTTAATTTTCTTTTATTAAAATAATTTTTTATTAGTTTTATTGATTTTAATTGTTCAAATAGGGATGAATAATTAAATTTATGATTACATTCTAGTGTAATATAATTATAAATAAGTGGTTCACCTGTTAATAAACAAGTATTATCTTCATTCTCATTATAATTCAATAATTCTTTTTTTAAATCAAAATTTTTATATCCTTCAATCTTATAATTCATTATAATGATAATTAAAATATCTTTATGTTATAATGGTATCTAAAAATGAATGGGGCAACGCCATATGGGATTTATTTCATACACTAATTGAAAAAATTAAACTTGAAAACCCAACTTTTATTAAAGAAATTTTTAATTATTATAAGTTAATTTGTTCTATTATACCTTGTCCAGATTGTAGATATCATAGCACAAAATTATTAAACCAAATAAATGTATCAAAAATAATAAATAAGATTACTTTACAAAATCTTATCTTTGATTTTCATAATATTGTTAATAAAAAACTAAAAAAAAAGATTTATACTAAGGAAATTTTAGAAATATATAAAACGAAGGATTTAAATCAAGTATTAACCAGATTTTTTAATAATCTAAGAAAAAAATCATCTATAAAAAATGAAATGATGATATTCAGAAATAAAAATAATGTATTGAATAATTTTTCTAAATTTTTAATGAATAATAAAGATAAATTTTCATTTTAAAAATTTTTATTTGTAATGATTTCTCCATTTTTATATACAGCACATTTAAACTTTTGCTTACTCGGTTTTTTACATAAAACATTATTACTATCTAGTTCATCAAAATATAATATATTATCATTTCCTGAATGATGTAATAAACTATACCACGCAGCACCTAAAATTAACCCGGTTACCCCACCTAGACCAATACCTCTTTTTGTATTACATCCATATGTAACCTTAGAAATAGAATCTACAGCAAAAATAGAAAATAATAATATAATTAAACCATAATTCATTTGATTATTAAATGTCATCGGTAAAACTAAATAAGCAATTGTAAATGCGACGAATACACTAGAAGAAGCAGGTTCATTGTATTTAGTGGTTAAACTAAATACGTCATACATGTCACATACATGACTTTTAACACCAACATATTGACTAGAACCTTCCGTAGTTGGATTTCCAATGCCATAGGGTTTTGGGCTCTTTATTAATTGTTGTAATATTACATTAATAAAAGAAGCCAATAAAGCTCCTGCTATGAATACAAGTCCCTTTACATTTTGATTAATAATAGAAATAAAAAAAAATAAAAATACCAGTATTATTGGTGTCATAAATGATAGAATTGTGAATATATTTTGTAATGAGTTCATTATATATATATAGGATATTTATTCAAAATATATATGTCTTTCCCAATTATATCTACAATATACCCATTTAAATGTATATTTTTCATTAGATAACATTAAATGTGGTACAATTGAATTATATTTTGATGGTATAACATACATTAATTGTTCATCTTTTGTCATATGTTCATAATTTTCTTTTATAATATCACCATTGAAATAAGGTATATGTTTAAATAAATCTTCTAATAAAGGAGGATAACAATAATTATATTTCCATTTCCAATTGACACAACCTTCTGTATAATATTTATATGTCCATTCTAAACCTTCTATATAATTTAAACTAATTTGTTTTTTTCTTATTTCATCATCATCATTTTTGAATAAAATTTTATAGTATTTTTTTTGCCAACCTCTTATATTTGGATTTAATAATTCTTCTTCATCCCGTTCCACTAATGGAATATCAAGTAATGATTTAGGATTCATTCGTTTCGCCATTTTCTCTCTATTTTTATATTCTATTTTTAGGTTTGTTTCTTCTTCTTTTGATAAATATTCTAATAAATATCTTACATTTTTCCATTGAATTATATTATCTTTAATTAAAGTTTTATGATTCATTTTTTTTTTATAGCTTTCCATTAATATTTGTATGCCATTTGTTCGTATATTTAAGGCCGGGAAATGAGGCAAAAAATCATTACCAAGGAGAAAACATAAAAATATATAATCGTCTATTATATTTGAACCCATATCATTTTCAATATGTTTTGATAAATTTTTTATATTTAATATATAATTTTCATTAGGTTTTAATGAAGCATCAATCGAATGAATAAAATATGGAGTTTCTCTAAATAAATAAATATTTGTTAATTTTAAATGTGATAAACATAACATAATCAAATCCGCATCTAAACCATAAATCATAGTATTTGTATTTTCATGATAGGACTTGTTCGTTCGAATATAATCAAATATTTTATGTTCCCCTTCACCATCTTCTTGTGATGAACTAATAATGACAATACAATTTAAATCTAAATCATCAAAAAAATCATGAAGAGCAATGTCAAGTTTATTCATAAACGGCGTACCAGGTGTAATATTACAACGACTCCAAGGAAATGAATCATCATCTTCTAATGCACTTTTTAATCTTCTTTCTTTTTGTTGTTTCATTTTGGCAAATGGTGCCAATCCATCAAAAGCGATAAATACCTTTTTTTTAGGAGAAATCAATAATATATAATTTTTTATATCTTTACATACATTTTGTATTAATTTATATTCAAAATCTTCCTTGTTTATATAGTCAATATGTGGAAGTATATTATATATAATTGAATTACAATCCAAATAAAAATTATCAATATTATAATTATTATTTTTTTTAAGCATTTCTAAAACATCTTTTTTTGTTTTCACAATATGATTGAAATAAGAAGGAATACCCATAATAATAATTATATAATTTACTCTCTAATTTATAATTAGTCATTTAATTCTAAATTTGAATTTTCTTCACTTGAATCACTTTCATTATCTATTGATACCTTTGATAATTTTTCTTCTACGTCACGTGTTTCATCTATTTTTATTTTATTTTCTAATAGTTCAATACGTTTGATTAAATCATCATTTAATTGAGAATTCGCTTGTAAATTAGAAATTTTTAGACTTAATTCTCCCACATTTTTTTTTAATGTTTCAATGGCACTATTGTTATCATTTATTTTTTTCTCATTTATTTTACCTCTTGATATTAATACATCTATATCTTTTTGTATATTTTTTAAACTATCCTTAACTTTTTTATCGTTCGTATGAATAATTTTTTCATGGAGATATAAAATATCCTTTATGGAAATAAGACCCTCATTTTTTGTATCCGTCATATTTTGTTCTGTTTCTCCATTTGTCGGGGGGGCATTACTTGGTTTTGTTCGTCTACGTTTTGCAGCAGAAAGCCCGGCTGAACTACTCATATTTATATTTAATATAATTATAATGATTTAACTACGCATATTCATTTTTATCACTTGATGTGATAGATAATTTTGTATTTCAAAATCTTCTAGACAATATTCATTTATATTTTTTCGTTTATTGATTATATTTAATGTAGGAAATCTATAAGGTTCATTTACAATTTGTTGTTTCATTTGCTCAATATGGTCGTCATATATGTGACAATTTCCTAAAAAATACTGAAAAGATGTAGCTTTTAAACCACAATGTTTTGCAATTAAATGTGTTAAAAAACTATAAGACGCTATATTAAATGGAACTCCTAAACCTACATCACCGCTTCTCTGGTATAATGAACATGTTAGTTCATCATTTTTTGTTACATTAAATTGTACTAAAATATGACAAGGTGGTAACGCCATTTCGTGAAGTTGACAAGGATTCCAAGCAGACATTATAAGTCTACGGGAATATTTTTTTTCTGGGTCACATAGAGAGTCAATGATATATTGAAGTTGGTCAATACCTTCACATTGGTAATCATATTGTGTTCCTTTATAATCAGCATTAAAATGTCTCCATTGGTGCCCATATACAGGACCTAATTCATCCTCTTGGTAATGAGACAAACCCACCGAATCTAAATACTCTCTACTGCTATTCCCATTCCAAATCTTTACATTTTGACCTTTTAAAATCTTATTATCTGTTGAACCCGATATAAACCATAACAACTCTTTTAAACAAGTTTTCCAGGCTAATTTTTTTGTTGTCATTAAAGGAAGAATACCATCTCTTAAATTAAATTCCATTGAAGACCCAATGATCGCTTTTGTATTTCCATTTCGCCCGAGAAACAAATCTCCGTGTTCAATTATATCACTCGCCAATGATATATATTGATTTTCATCGTGTTCTTCTCTTTCGCCATAATATGTTTTTGTTGTTTTCAATACTTTTCTCAACATTAATTATTAAATAAATAATACTCTAAATTATTTATTTAATTTCTTTTTATAAAACATATGAATACTATTAGCGAAACTATAAAAGATACACCAACTAAAGGAGAAAATTTTTTAAATTATCTTTTTTATTTTAATGATGAAAGTAAATGCGAAGTATTAAATTTATTTCAATATACAGTTTTAGCAATTATTCCTACCATTATTATTTTAAAAATTATAAAAAACTATATTCCTCCAGAAGATGAAACAAAAGGAAATGTAGAAATTGGCAGTGAATGTATCATTCAATTATTTTTAGTCGTATTCTTTATTTGGTTTTCTGATAGAGTTATTCGCTATATCCCGACATATAGCAAGTGTGAATATGTAAAATACGATTCTATAAGTTTTATTTTACCTCTTGTTATTATTTTATTTACTATGCAAACAAAATTAGGAGCAAAAATCAATATATTATTTGATAGAACACTATCCTATTGGAATGGAGAAAATACACCCCCCCAACACCAACCAAATCAAAATAATATTAGAGTAATTCAGCCATTACAACAAGATATGGCGCCAGTATCAAGACCTATCACAAATGACCAATTATTACCATCCAATCTCAATATGACCCAACCCAAACAACAAAATACACAAGATTTTAATCAAATGTATGATGTGCCCCAAGGCAATCAAGGACCTCCAAATGATGTTATGTCAGCAAATTCATTTGGTGGAGATAATTTTTCATCATGGTAATTATAAATACATCATTGTCTGAAATAAATTATTCTTTTCATCCATTTTTAGCATAATTTTTATCATTTCTTTGTCTAACGTGCAAGGAAATGTTATATTTTTTATTTCATTTTTGAATAAAGTTTGACCTCCCATTAATCTACAAATATTCAGTTTATAATATATTGTTTCAATCGCGCGCTTTAAATTCCTGACACCCTTTTCTCCATAGGTGTGTTCCTTTATAATATATTCAATAATTGAATCACTAAATATCACTGTTTCATTATTGAAATTTATATTTTTCTGAATTGTAGGAAGTAAATAATGATTTGATATTTTTAATTTATCTTTTGTATCATAACCTTTCGTAGAGACTTTAAACATTCTATCTTTCAATATAGTATTTACTTTAGATTCATCATTATAACTGAAAATAAATAGACATCTACTTAAATTTAATTCTATTTCACTAAAATATTTATCTGTATAATTCATATTCTGTGAAGAATCAGTTAAATGTGTTAATATACCAATGATTTCTTCACCCTTTGGTGTATCGCTTACTTTATCTAATTCATCAAAATATATAACAGGATTCATTGATTTGCAATGAATTAAGGTACTCACAATTTTACCCCATATTGCTCCTTCATATGTATAGGAATGTCCATCAAGATAAGAACCATCATTAATACCACCTAATGCAATGAATTCAAAATCTCTTCCCAATGCTTTACTAATCCCATCTTTTACCAACGTTGTTTTACCTGTACCCATGGGACCTTGTATGGCGATTGATTGTCCAATAGATGTGGGATTAATTACCCACTGTCCAATCATTTGTATAATTTGGCTCTTTGCATCATCTAACCCATAAACTGAATCATCCATTATTTTTTTACAATTTTTCATATATTCTTGACATTTCAATATTCCATCTTTTTCTAAAGAACAAGGTGTATTTTTATATATATTAAAGGGTATTGACAAATACGCATCTAACCATTTTTTCTGCTTATAATATTCACCTCCTCCTGGTTCAAGGGTGTTTAGCATATTTAATTTTTTATAAGCAATTGATTTATAGTAAATAGGTAGAGCTGAATTTACAATTTTTATTCTATAAGGAACTAAATCATTTTCATATTCAGAAACTTCATTAATTTTATATAATAATGTTTTTTGTTCTTCCATATTCAAAGTTTTAAAATATTTCATTTCTTCAGAATTTAATGTAGCATCAAACTGATTATTCTGGATGAGGTTTTTAAAAAGATTAATATTTTTTTTTATCACATTTTGCTTGGTTTCTTCTTCTTCTTGTTCCGTTTCTTCTTCTTGTTCCGTTTCTTCTTCTTCATCTTCCGTTTCTTCTTCTTCATCTTCCGTTTCTTCATTATCAGATAATACAAAATCAGAAGATGAGTCATCATCGGTTTCATATTCATCTATAGTTATATTATAGTTACACGTCGTACGATGTCTTTTTTTTGGCCTTTCAACATTCATTAACAATAATATTAAGAAAACTTTAATTATATTATTAAATAAATTGATTTATAATAATCTTATTATTATTCATAAGAATGTCTCGCAACAATTATAAAAAATCACCCTCTAAAATTATCGGTATCCAATTTAGTATTTTATCACCAGATGAAATCAGAAATAATTCTGTTGCTGAAATTATAAATAGGGAGACATACATTAATAATAAACCGGTTATTAATGGATTATTCGATCCTCGTATGGGAGTTCTTGAACCCGGTATTATATGTCCAACTGATGGGTTAAATTATATGAATACACCTGGATATTTTGGTCATATAGAATTAGCAAAACCACTATTTTATGTTCAATATTTACCGTCTATCTTAAAAATTATTCGTTGTACATGTATTAAATGTGGTAATCTTTTAATCCAAAAAGAAAGTCACAAAAATCTTCTTGAATTATCAGGTGATGCTAGATGGAATATGGTATATTCATTAGCAAGTAAAGTAAAACGATGTGGAGAAGAAACTGATACAGGTTGTGGTTGTAAACAACCCTCAAAAATTAAAAAAGAGGGACTCGCAAATTTAATTGCGGAATGGGAAGGTACGGATGGTGGTGAAAATTTAACATTACAACTTACACCCGAAATAGTATTAAAGCAATTTAAAAAAATATCTGACGACGATGTTGAATTTATGGGATTTAGTTCAAAATGGTCACGTCCTGATTGGATGATTTGTCAAGTACTGGCGGTTCCACCGCCTGCTGTAAGACCATCTGTAAAACATGATGCTCAACAAAGAAGTGAAGATGATCTTAGTCATATTATTGTTAACATAATTAAAGCAAATAAAACACTACAAGAAAAAATAGAATCGAATGCTCCAGCCAATATGATTAATGACTGGTCAACCGTGCTTCAATATTATATTGCTACATTAGTGGATAATAAAATTCCAGGAAATGCTCCAATGGCGCAACGTTCTGGGCGTCCATTAAAATCTGTGAAAGAAAGAATTGTAGGAAAAACTGGGCGTGTTAGAGGAAATCTTATGGGTAAACGTGTAGATTACAGCGCCCGGTCGGTTATTACTCCTGACCCCAATTTATCAATTCGTGAACTTGGAGTACCTATTAAAATTGCTAAAAATATTACAAGTCCTATTGTTGTAAATGAAAAAAATAAAAAGTTTCTATTACGCCTTGTTCATAATGGTCCAGATGAATGGCCAGGTGCTAAAATTTTAGAAAAAGTGAATGGAGATAATATTTCATTAAGATATGTGGATAGAGAGTCGATTGAACTTGAAAATGGTGATATTGTACATCGTCATATGTTAAATGGAGATTCTGTATTATTTAATCGACAACCAACGCTTCATAGAATGTCGATGATGTGTCATATAGCAAGAATTATGCCAGTAGGAGATACATTTAGAATGAATGTTGCAGATACAAAGCCATATAATGCTGATTTTGATGGGGATGAAATGAATTTACATATGCCTCAAGATAATGAATCAGAATCTGAACTATTAAATTTAGCTGCAGTCCCGTGGCAAATTATAAGTCCTGCCAATAATAAACCAATTGTTGGTATTTTCCAAGATTCATTACTTGGTATTCACCGGTTTACAAGAGAAAATGTTAATTTTACGGATAGAGAAATGATGAATTTACTAATGACTTTTAAAAATATAAACCTTGGAGAATTAAAAGGAACTGAAAATAATAGTTTTGATATTTTATCACAAATTATCCCCCCACTTACGATCAAATATAAAACAAAAAAATTCAAAGAGGAAGATGATTTTGATATATCAAATAAAGTGTTAGAAATTGTAAATGGTAAAATTAAAAGAGGTCAAATCGAAAAAGGAGTACTTGGTGATGGTTCAAAGGGACTACTTCAAAGAATTTGTAATGATTTTGGTAATATGAAATGCGCTGAATTCATAGATGACCTCCAAAACATTGTGACTGAATACATGAAAACAAGTTCATATAGTGTAGGTATTAGTGATTTAATTGCAGATAATGAAACAAATGATAAAATTGGAAATGTTATTTTAGAAAAGAAAAAAGATGTTAAACATTTAATTGACAAAACACATTTAGGATTATTTGAAAATAAAACAGGAAAAACAAATGTTGAAGTATTTGAAACTGAAGTAAATAATATTTTAGGAAAAGCTTTAAGTGAAGCAGGCAATATTGGATTAAATAGTTTAGATAAAGATAATCGTTTTGTAATCATGGTGAACGCAGGAAGTAAAGGAAGTGAAATTAATATTTCTCAAATGATTAGTTGTCTAGGACAACAACAAGTAGATGGCAAACGTGTCCCCTATGGTTTTGAAGATAGAACGCTTCCTCATTACACAAAATATGATGATACACCAACGGCAAGAGGATTTGTTGAAAATTCATTCATTTCTGGATTAACTCCACAAGAATTATTCTTCCATGCGATGGGTGGTCGTATTGGTTTAATT